ACGCCGCCGGCGATCCGTGATCTGACGCCTGGCGATCCCGATGCCTATCCCCGCGATCTGGACGACCTCCACGCCCGCCTGATCCGCTGGTTCGAGGAGAGCGAGCTGGCGCGCCAAGACGAGATCGACCTCGCACAGCGCGACCGCGACTACGTCGACCACAACCAATACACCAGGGACGAGCTGAAGATTCTGCGGGAACGCGGCCAGCCGATCATTACGATCAACAAGATCAAGGACAAACTTGAGTTGTTGTGCGGGATGGAAAGAAAAGCCCGCACCGACCCCAAGGCATTCGCGCGCACGCCGGCCGAGGAAGACCGCGCCGATGCGGCGACGCAGTGCTTGCGCTACATCGCGGACGACAACTCGTTCTCGCTGCTTCGTAGCCTGGTGTTCGAGAACATGCTGACGGAAGGCGCCGGCGGCGTTGACCTAGGCCTCGAGGACGACGGCCAGGGAAGCTGCAACGTGACGATGACGCACATTCCGTGGGATCGGGTGTGGTATGATCCGCACAGCCGATCGTTGGACTTTAGCGACGCGCGCTACAAGGGCATGGTGATCTGGACCGACCGCGATGCGCTCGAGGAGATGTATCCCGACGCCGACGATGTGATCGAGAGCAGCTTCAGCAGCACCGACTTCTACTACAACGACCGGCCGGAAACCGCGTTCTGGACCGACAACAACCGGCGGCGTGTGCGCCTCGTGCAATGCGACTGGTCCGAGCGTGGAACCTGGTGGCGCGCGACCTACACCAAGTCGGGGCTGCTGGCCAAGCCGCAGAAGTCCAAGTTCAAGGACCGCAAGGGCAAGTCCTGCAGCGGGCTGCTGCTGCAAAGTTCATACATCAATCGCGAGAACCAGCGTTACGGCATGGTAAGGGGTCTGATCTCGCTCCAGGACGAGATCAACAAGCGCCGCTCCAAGGCAATGCACCTGCTCAATGTTCATCAAGTGGTCGCCGAGCAGGGCGCGGTGCCGGATGTCGACAAGGCTAGGCGCGAGGTGGCCAAGCCGGACGGCTATGTGGAGGTCATGCCTGGGTTGAAATTTGAGATCCAGCAAACCACCGACTTGGCCGCCGGTCAGTTCCAGTTGCTGCAGCACGCCACCGCCGAGATGCAGCTCTCAGGCCCCAACGCGGCGATGTCAGGCACCGATCCGCGCGAGCTGTCAGGTCGCGCTGTGTTGGCGATGCAAGCTGGCGGTGCAGCGCAGAACGAGCCGCTGGCCGATGCGCTGCGGTTCTGGAGCAGGCGGGTTTACGAGAGCTGCTGGATGGCCGCGCGTGAGTTCTGGAGCGGTGGCAAATGGGTCAGAGTGACCGACGACCTGAACGAGACGCGCTGGGTCGGGATCAATCGCCCGGTGCGGCTGATGGACAAGCTGGCGGACATGCCGGAGCAGCACCGCGCCATGGTGATGCAGCAAATGCAGTTGCAACCCGGCGATCCGCGATTGCAGCAAGTCATCGGCATCGAGAACGACATCAGCGACCTCGACGTGGACATCACGATCGAGGAGGGCATTGATATCCCGAGCCTGCAGGCCGAGGAGTTCCAGAGCCTCGTGCAGCTTGCGAGCGTTCAGCCAGGATTGATCCCCGGTGACGTTCTGATCGCTGCCTCTGGGCTGCGCGACAAAGACCAGATCCTCGAGCGCATGAAGGAGCACCAGCAGCAACAGCAGCAGGTGCAGCAGAAGGCCGGACAGTTGGCCGAGGCGCACGCCACCGCCGACATCCAAGGCAAACAGGCGAAAGCGCAGGCCGACATGGCGTTGGCGCAGGAGCGCAAGGTGAACGCGGCGGCGAACGTGCATTCCGTGCATGGCGAGTTCAGCGCGCCACCCTACGGGCAGCCGCATGTGGCTCCCGACAACCCGCCTGGCGCGTCACAGCCGATGCAGCAGCCGTTGGACCCTGAGCAGATGACGCCCGAGATGGCGATGGCTCACCACATGACCGACCTGGCCAAGAAGCAGGCCGACATCAGCAAGACGCGCGCTGATACGCTGCTGACAGCGGCGAAGATCCCGCAGGTGGCCAATCAGGCTCAGCATACGCTGCACCAGACGCACAACACTGCTGTGACCACGAACAGATTGCTCCGCACGCCCATTCCACAGCCACAACCGCAAGGAGGTGCGCCGTGAGCGTGCGTGGCTTACAGCCATCCGAGACCGACGAATGGTATACGCCACCCGAGATATTTGAGGCGATCGGTATGCGCTTCGGTCTCGATCCCTGCTCACCCGGGCCGCATCATTGGGTGCCAGCGGATCGGGTGATCACCAAGGCCGATGATGGGTTGGCTCAACCTTGGAGTGGGCCAGTGTTTCTCAACCCGCCATTTGGCACGCGGCATGGGCAAGTGCCGTGGCTACAAAGGTTCCTATCCCATGGCAACGGCATTGCAATCGTCCGTGCCTACACGTCCTCAGATTGGTTCCATGATCTGGCGGTATTGGCGGATGCTATGATGTTCCCGCGTGGCAAGACACGGTTCGTGCGACCGGATGGCACGAGGGGCGAATGTCCTTCGACCGGCGTCGTGCTGTTGGCGATGGGTCACGATGCGCGCCAGCATTTGCGTGGTTCTAGCCTCGGCATGTTTGTTTCCGACTGGGAGGCAGCGCCATGAACCTGCTGCTGCTGGTCGTCATCCTGATCGTGCTGTTCGGCTTCGGCGGCGGCTACTACGGCTATCGCGGCGGCTACTACGGATACGGCGGCTTCGGCGGAATAGGGCTTGTGCTGCTGATCATCGTGCTCCTGCTGCTGTTCGGTGGCGGCCGGTTCTGGTAGTTATTGGTGCGGATCGGCAAAGTGAGCGAGTAGGGGCGGCTTCTGGCGGTTACCGCCCAGCTACTCTCCCGCGAGCCTTGCACCACGCGGTGCGCCATCACAGCACGGTCGAGTCCAACCCGCAACGACACAGTGAGGTCCAATGGCCAGACTTCGCCCACGCTACAGGCTCACGTCAGCCAGAGCCAAAGTAGTGGGGCGGCTGGGTGGGATAGCGCGGGCCAAGGCGCTGTCGAAGCAGCGGCGGCAGGAGATTGCCCGGAAAGCCTCGCTGACGCGCTGGGGCACGGTGTATCGGCTGTAACGACGCAAAGACGCAAAGACGTAGAGACGTAGAGACGCAACGACACATGGAGAATTATGATGGCCAGAGTTCACGTCATGGGCGGTTATTTGAACGTCGAGGGGATGAGCGGCGGATATCCGGACAATTCGTTGCCGGGCGTCGAGGGGGAGGTTGATCCTGGCTACGGCATCAGCGCCGACCGGCCGTCTAATCCGATCGTGCTGCCGCCACAGCCACCGCAGGTGTGGCCGCCGATCAGCGTAGGTAACCCGATCGCGCCGATCATCGACAACACGCTGCCGGTGCAGCCAGGCACGATATGGCCGTCACCTGGTGGCCCGGTGTATCCGACGACGGGGCCGGTGCGGCCACCGACTGGCAGCACGCAGCCGCTTCCTGGCGGTGGTCGGCCGGACAATACCTTACCGGGCGGTCAGGGCGGCACGATCGACAACGCGCTGCCATCGCAGACGTTCTGGGCGCTCTGCTACATGCCATCGCTGGGGTGGCGGTTCATTGCGGTGGACCCCTCGCTGCGCCCTGGCATGCCGCTACCACCGCACGCACAGCCGAAGTAACGCGATCTTCGATGCCAGAGACGACGTCTAGACAGGACGCAAACACCGATCGAACGGGGACGCAATACTGGCAGGAGCCGCCCCGGGCAGCCGTCGCTTCATCAGGATTAACCGCGCTTCCAGTAGACGGCTCGCGGTGACAGCCGGAGAGACGGCACAACAAACCCACAGGGGCTTCACGTCATGAAACACGCACTGCTCGGCGTCAGCATTATCGCGGGCGCCATGTTCTTCCACGCGCCGGCGCATGCGGTTGTCGTTCTCTCGTTCGGCCAGACTGCCGGGACGCCGATCACCGCCACTGAGAACGGCGCGCAGACCGCCACCACGCTCAGCGCTGTCGACGCGCCGATCGCCATCACGCAGATCGAGAACGGCTCGCCGGTCAATGCGTTCTTCGACCTCAGTGCGGCATCGGATGGTGCGGCTGTGCCGATCCTTGGTGGATCCGCGCAGAAGTTCAGCGGCACGTTCAGCATCACGAGTTCCATTGGCGGCACCGGCACCAACTACCTGTCGGGCACATTCGCTGACGTGACGTTCGGCAGCGGTGCGGGTGGTGCGTTGGCCGTC